TCACTGCGCTTTCTTCCGGTAGCGATTCAAAACGAGTCGTTCGGTCAGACTGAAACCCGCGAATCCTCCACGCATGGAAACGCTACCCACGTCACTCGCGATCTGTTCGGGGTTAGCAACCAACCGCGCAGCAGCGGTCACGATCACGGCAGCAATTTCGTCGTTGGGCACGTCATCGGTGAAACCGCCGTCACGCGTGTACGCGCGGCACATCTGCGTGACCACTGCGGCGTGACTCCCGGCGAGGGTGACGAGACTTGCATCGCCACCCCCGCCGAGAAAATCAGCGATCCGCTGACCTGTTACGGCAGCCATCTTGAAAAACCCTTAGATCGTGATGCCGGTCAACTTGATGACGGCCTCAGGGTTCAGCGGCTTAGCGTCGTAACGGCACACAACGCGAATCGCCTGTTGGTCGAAATCCCCGAAAGTCTGATCGAGAATCTTGACCGTGGGCGCAAGATCACGGGCAACCGCAACTTGCGAAAAATCGACCAGCGCAGCGCGTCCGGTTGGCGTTGCGCCTCCGGTGTCGGGAACGCGATTGCTCACGATCACGGGATGACCAAGCAGCGTGTAACCGCCAGCGGCAGTCACGTCCGGTTGCACGATGTAATTTCCATCGGTCGCCTTGATCTTGCGAAGGTCGATCAGCTCGCGACTCGTCATCACCCAACGCAGACCAGCGGGATTGACGTTTTCACCGAGCGCGAGCGCTTCGGCGTCGTGCAGATCGTCCAACGAAAGTTCTGCGTTGACCGCGAGCGTTTGCGTTCCGGCCCACGCAAAGAGTCCCTGCGGGGTAACCGTGCCGTCGCCAGATGCCGAAAACAGTTGCGCGTCAAGCTTTGCGGCAACGTCGGTCACCAAACGATCCTTGAGCGCGGCATCAAGGGCGACAACCGACTGACGCGCGAGTTCGTTGCTGTACCGCGTGAGCGTCTTGAGAGACTTCATCGTGGACGGCAGAAGCTCGACCTCATCGAAATCGGGGTTCGCTTCGGGAATCTGCTCGTTTTCGCCAACCCACGAAACCGTGGTTGGTGCGCCGAGCTTGGGAATGCGCAGCGGCGATGCGGTATCGAAAATGCGCGGTCCAGCGGCGAGAAACTTTGCAGTTTCCTCAAGCGGCTTAACGAGAATCTTCGCGACTTGCTCTTGAGTGAGTTCGGTCGCGTTATTGGTACCAACGGCCATGATGAAAAACGTCCTAACAGTCAAACGGAAATTTTGATTTCAGATCGTTTGACGCCACCGGGACGTTTAACGCGAGCGCATCAGGCGCGGTAATGCCACTGTATCAGAAATGGCGCTTAATTCACCTAATTACGTGACCTTTGTGAAGTCGGGACTTTGTCGACGCTTGAGGTCCGCCTCACACGCGCTGCCACCGCCGCACGTCGGACCGTCCTTGCGGGTTTTAGGCGGGTTGATGCCGTTCGGAATCTGCTCTACCTCGTCGTACATCGGCTTCCCGCATCCGGAGCAGTTTCCTTTTCCGCGTACTTTTTGCTTCGCCATTCACGCGACGCTAGTCGAGCTACGTCCGTGCGCGCAGCATGTCGGCTAAGTTCACCGGTGCTTCTGAGGCCGCGCCGCGTCGGCCCTGTCCCACGTCGCCGAATGGTCGCCGCGAGGCCAGATGCGGTTTCTTGGCGAGTAGCTCGTCAATGGCCGTCGTCAGTGCGTCGTCGTCGTCCAGGTGCGCCGCGTCGAACGCCAAATCGGTGGGATCGGCCATGCGTCCGGTAGCCGCGACCAGCGCGGTATGCAAACGCTGCGCTAGCTCGTCGGCACGGTTCGCACGCTCCCGGTATCCGGCGTTTTCACGACGCAGCTTCTCGACATACGTTCTACTGAAAGACGTTGCAGTGTTGTCATTTTCGTCGTCCGCGTTGTCGTCACCTTCGGTCAATCCGTCCGTGTCCGCGTCCACGGTCGCGTCGGATTCCACGTCGGTTTGTTCGGTGGTCTGCTCGTCATCCGCCAGGGCGGTTGGTGTGGGCGCTTGGTTTTCGTTTTCGTCATCCCGTCTGAACATTTTCACTATCTCCCGTTTCCGATTCTGGTTCGTTTTCTTGGTTGGGTTCGTCGTCGTCTGGCACGTCTTCGATCAAGTTCTGATACTTAATCTCAGCTTCGATTTGCAAAATTTCTTCGTCTGAGTAACCGAGCTTTCGCAATGTGAACGCACGCGGCAACAGTCCAACCTCAAAAAGCTTGACCGCTGCGTCAGCCTCTTGCGCCATGCTTCGCGTTCCGGCCTCAGACCAAAAAACCACCACGTCGTCAACCGCGTCAGGGTCAACCCCGTCGAGAACCGCAGTCATCAGCCGCGCAACTTTTTCCCACGCGCGCCCGAAGATTTCTTGCCGCGCTTCTGCACGCGCGGTCAGCGATGCCTCAGACGCGCGCAACGCGTCTGCGCTCGCGGGGTTGTCGGTGAAAACGCCAACGTAGTGCGCTGGCAGAGTTGAAACCGCCATGATCTGACCGAGCATCACGCGCACGCTCGCTTCGTATCCGGCCAAATCCGCTGCGGCCAACTGACCAAATTTTGCTTCGGGGTTCTCAGCGATCATCGCGCGGTTGCCCTCAGGAATCGGGTTGACCGCTGCGACAACAGGATTGCCGTCGTTGTCGAGAACCGGGTTTCCGTCAGAATCTACAACCGGTTTTTCTTCCAACTCGATGCCGGTAGCCCAACGACGTGGACGGCCAACAAACTCGCTCGTTATCATCATGTCGGCGAGAGACTTGTTCAGCCCGTCAACGAGCGGCATCAAATCGTCAATCTCGCTCGCGCCGTAGTCGTCCAAAATCCGGTCTGAGTTCCGCAAGTTCACCACCGGGACGACGCCGAGCGGATTCGGGATTTCGTAGACCACCTCAAAACCGAGCGTTGCGCCCGTGTGGTTGGCCCTGTAGCGCACGATCCGATCCGGTAGATACAGAATCGCCTCAGTCGTGATTTCGGTTTCCCAGCGCTTCACAGCAGCCGTGATTTCGCGCGTACCGGGATCGAACAAACACGAAACTTGCTTGGCGCTCTCAACTGTCACGGTTGGTCGTCCCAACGCGTCAGCCCACACCATGACGTAGGAATCACCGAAAAGCAGTGCCTCACGATGTGCGACGTTTGACAGTAGGTCCATGTCGTTGCGCAGCCACTCGGGCCACAGCGCTTTGTCTGAAAAACCGGTGATCTGCAAACGTTCGGTCAGCGCCGTGACCGCAAGACGCGGAATGTTGGACGCCATGCGACCGAAACGGTTACCGAGCGCGGTTCGTGATTCTGGACTCAGGAACGCCAACGGTTGATTTCCGGTGTAGTACGTATCCAAAAGCGAATAACGCGCTAGCGGTTCGTCTAATTTATGCAACAGCTTTTGCAAATAATCAAACGCCACGATTGGCACAAGTGGAATAGTCACAATGTTTCCTTGTCACGCGAAACTTACGGTGCGCTTCTTGGTCGTCTTAGTCGAATGCCAAGCGGCCCTATCATAAGCCACAATAGCAGCCACAGCGGCATCAATCTTGCGCGGAGAGCCGCGTTTATCCTTACTCACCAAATCACCCATTGGCGTGCGCTTAGCGACGCAATGCGCAATGTGCGCGGCCAATTGTTCGTCACCGTCGTGACTGACGGTTTTCGTCATCACGGCCTGGTACAGCCGGTCAGTTGCCGGTGCCATGCGTACCGCTGCGGCGGTGTTCCACTCCAACACGCGTTTCTCACCGTGACGGTTCGCCCACGCTTCGATTTCGCTGCGCCAACCCCACGGGTCGCACGCCAGTTCCACCACGTCGTAGCGCTGAAACGCCAAATCGACTGCGGCGTCTACACTTTCACGCGGCACGCGCCAGCGCTCGTCACCGGGATTCTCCCAGATTCCTTCTAGCCACACGTGGCCGTCCATCGTGCAGCCCACCAGCGCCGTTGAGTCACCCGACGCCGAACCGTCAAAAGCCAAAACAACGCGCTCGTTAGATGAGATTTTGCGCTGACGCTCGCACTGCGCCCACGCTCCCCACGGGAGCCACGATTGCACGCCCGTGACCCACTGACCCAAACGCAACTGACGGAAAACCGGCTCACGGATGGTTTTCAGAACTGACTCAAGTCCGTCTTCTGACAAAAACGGCTCGGCGTCAGCGAGTGCGGGGTTAGCGATGCGCCACACGTCACGGTCGTCAACCTCGCAACCGTCAGGCGCGAGGTACTCGCGAAAGTAAAAAGACGCGTCCGTGCCGCTGCGGCCATGTTCGACCAGGCGCCACATCACAGAATCCGCAGAATCGGCCGGCGTGGAAATCGCCAACGTCAGACTCTCGGGCCTTTTGCCGGCCACCGACGTGACCGCTTCCCAAACCTCTTCGGTGACCACGTGAAGTTCGTCAACGATCATCAGCGACGGATCGTGTCCGTGCAGCGCGCCCGGTTCTGCCGGAAGCGGCAACAGCGTGGCGTCGTTTTCGGGCAGATACAGCCGGTCAGCGTAAATCTGGACGCGTTCGGCCAAAATTGGGTTCAGCTCGACCATGCGTTTTGCGTATCTCATGGTGATGTTGGCTTGGCGCTGGTCGCTCGCGACCACTAGCACTTCGGCGCTTGGCGGCCCAACGAACATTTCGGCCAAACCGAGCGCAGCGGCCAGCATCGTTTTTCCGTTCGCACGCGGCAGACTGACCAGCGCGGTACGGATGCGCGGTGCGAACGCTCCACGCACGATCTCACGCTGAAAATCGCGCAAGTTGAACGGCTCTTTTGCACCCTGACCGCGCGGAGTGATCAGAAAAACCGAGATGAAGTCCTCTCGTCGCGCTGCGCGGTCTGTCGGCCACCCCGAAAAGTCGATTGGCACGGCCTTGATCGTGCCTTTTGCGCCACCCTTCATTTTGAAAACCCTTCCACACAACGTTTTTCGTGATTTTCACGAATTCTGACTAAAACTTGGCCTCCCCGGCTCGGCTCGTAAACACCCCTAAGTGGGGTTTGCCCCCACCCCTGTTTCGCGCGTTTTCTCGCCGCGTGCTGCGCCACGTTTGCGGTTGCACGGCCCGCACACCACGTCAACGTCGCGTAGCCGAATCGGCAAGCCTCTGGTTTTGCGTTCCCACGCAAGTGGTGTGTGATCGCACTGCAAATCCGTCGTTGCGCCGCAGTCAGAACAGAACGGTTGTAGCTTTCGCGCTCGCTCGCTCAACTTGCGCCACGCGTTGTCATAGCCGCGTTCATATGGGCTCTGTTGGTGCTTCCCACCACGGGGCAACGCGTGCTCGTCGCAACGCGTGGATTCGCCCGGTTCACCGCAGACGATGCACGGCCTCATCGTCATCGTTTGTCAATTTTCTTTTCAATGAGAGCACGCACGTATGCGCTCATCGTCATGCCCTCGGCTTGCGCTTGTGCCCTGATCTGATCACGTATTTCATCGGGCATCCGCACACTGATCAGCTTGTCTTTATTGTTCATGGCGTCTGCGCTTCCAACGGTTCGTCTAATTCGTCGTCATCGGACTCGTCGTTGTCATTCCACGTCGTGTGGTTGATTGTTGCTTTCCACGCGAAGCTGACGCGCCAGGGCGGTTGGTTGCGCCTCAGATCACCGATGACAATCGGCGCACCGTCGTAACTCACGATTTCGGAATCGAACGCAGTTGAAATCAACAGTGCCAACGCTTGTGCAAACAACGCTCCCGCTTCGATGACTTTCGGCGCATTCTCCGTCGTTGGTCGTATGACGTTGCCTGCCTTGAGGTTTCCATGTAGGAACTCGCGCACCGCATCTTGCATTTTGGTGCTCAATGTCAACGATCTGCGGTGCGCGGCACACAACCCCGTGCCGTCGTCGGCTACGCCAGCGCAGTGCTCGGCACGGCAGGCAGGGCCGGTCATCAGCCGACCACCGGCCACGTCTTGACCAGCTCCCAGAAGTCGATCACCGGCAACGTCTTGATCTGCTCGACGCAACGCCGATACTGCTCGACGCGAGAAACCGCGTGCTCTTGCATTTCCGGAAACAACTTGAGGTAGTCGTAATCAAGTTCTGTGTTGTTGTATCGTATCGTCAAACGTCGCAAGTGTGCCGGTTGGATTTCATCATCCGGCATGTAGACCAAAGCGCGTTCGATCACGTCTTGCTCCATCGTGCCGTCTGACAACCGCCGATAGCTATTTTCATGGACTCGCGCCAACAACGTTCCACGCCCACCGTAACCGGTCAGATACTCCGGCCACGCCGTAGGCAACGACGCGAAAACAGAAGTCGTCATGCTCTTAATCAATCCGTCGAACTTGGTTCTAATCATTAGCATACCTTTCAAAATAGATCGTTAATCCGTCTAGCATGAACTGATAAAATGATGGCGCGCAGTCAGAGCAAATATCGTACGAATTAAGCTCGTTGCGACCGTCTCTCAGGTCAACTTGTTTAAGCTCAAATCCTCCCGCTTTTGGGTCTTTGCCGCTATAAATTTCTCTCTTGCATCTGTCACATTCTCTGAGTCGCTTAACTATCGTTCCCATGGCATCTCTCCGCGTTGCGTGTTTTCGTTTCTGTTTCCGTTTCCCAGCTTCCGACCCCTCTTAGGGGAGGGGTCGGAAACGGAAACTCGGAAACACGGAAGCTCGCTCGGAAACAGCGCCCAGATCGGCACATATCCGCAGGTCAGAGGCTGTTTCCGTGTTCTAGGGCTGTTTCCGACCAAAGTCGGAAGCTCAAGCGATTTGCTAATCATGGGCATACATCGGATGTGTTGCGAGGATGTAGAATTTCGCATTCTTCGGTCCCTGTTCTGCAATCAAATAGCCGTCTTTCTCTCCAACGTCGAGTTTGTCAACGACGTAATCTTTTCCAGTACCAGGAACCAATGCCCTTACCTTGCTTACGAGGTCGGTTTGATTCATAGAGCGCACGCCGTTGTCGTGGGCATCGGTCAGGACTTTTCGGATTGCGTTGAGAACGTCCATTTCTTTTCGCTGTTTTGCGGTCATCGCGTTATTCAGCGGTGCGCTTGCCGATGGCTTTTCAGTCACGTTCCAGGTGATATGTCCCGTGTGCGCGCCCGTGTCGTGATCGAACGGACCTAGATGCCAGTCAATATGAAATGTGTTCCCTCCCCAGTTGCGACTACTAAAACTCGTCTCTAGGTAGAAGTCTCCGGTGTGAACGTCTGGCGTCTTGCGATGGTCGCGAATGATCCAGCTATCCGCGTTCTCGGCTTGACCAGACATGGAAATCTGATCTAGGTCAGTCCCGGTAGCACCCTTTTTGTGATGATCGGTAAGAAGCGAAACCACTTCTGACCCGCCAGCGCGAACCAACTTGTGATAGCCGTCGATCACTTGGCCGCGTTCGTAGAGGTTCGATGCCGTCACGCCCGCCGGATGGAAGTTGTAAAAACTCTCCGTCAGCACCAACGTTGGTTGGTGTTTATCCAACAATCGGTTGATTTCGTCGCGCAACTTTGCGGAATCCAAAGGTGCGGAGCCGAACTCCACGACGAACGGAAAATCAGGGTCACGCGCCACGTCTTCGCGATTGATCCCGTAGGCCGCGAGCATCCGATGCAGCGTGCGCCGAATCTGATTATCGCCTCCCTCGCCAACGATGTAGAGAACTTTTCCGGGCCGCTCGACCGGAAAACGAGCATCGTTGTAAAGGTTCATTCCGGTCGCGACGGCCAGGCCGATAGCTTGGTTGTCGTGCGTCTTCAGCGATTTCTTCGGCCCGCTGTTGACTCCCCACGTGTCCGTTGACAACACGCGCTTGACCAGAAACCGTGTTGGTTCAACGTCTTTCGCCCAATCCGTAGGACCGAACTCGCGAAAGATCGGTTCTGATTGCGTCTCTTTGGTGTACTCGCGGTTTGCTTCGTCTGAGATTTCGTCTAGTTCGCGATTCATCGCATAGCCAACGCCGTTCTTCATCAAGCGCAGAAACTCGCCGTCATCGAACTTGTCCGGTTCTCCGCGCCGCGTGTAGCTCGCAAGCATGGCCGCGTGCATTGCCTCGATCACGTCGGCAAGGGGATAGAACCCCACGCGGGACTCACACGCTGCGATCCGCAGCGCATCGCGAGTCCGATCACGTGTGCCAGCGTCAGCACTTTTCACCCAGTTGACGAGATTCAAAAGCGATTTCGGACGCGACTCGCTCTGCCAGTCTTTTACGGCTTCGCTCACCGCGTCGTCTGTCGCCTCAACACACCAACCCGCCATGGCGGTTGCGTGGCCGTCAGCCGGTTTCTTGATTGCGCGCAAGCGCAGATATCCGCGTGCTTCGCTCGGCAGTTTCGGGATTGGCGTGCCTAGATCATCTGCGCGCCAACGATATTCACCCTTCTTCGTGTCAGCGTGAACGTGCTCGGACGGTGACGCGATGACAACCGAGTTGCCCGATTTGACCTCACCGACGTGTGTACCGTCTGCAAGTCGCAGCTTGCCGGAACGAAAAATCTCGTCTCCGGTGAAAAAGCCGTAGTGGCCGCGCTCGCTACCGACGCTTTCGGCTCGCGAGAACTGGACGATTCCGGTTCTCAACCACGCAAGTTCTTCCGGTATCGCGTCAACGTCCAGGTCGAAAACGGTCAGGCCAGACGCGCCCGTGTGGATCGCGATTCCCGCATCGGGGTTGTCGCTCCACCACTGTTCGATCTGGTCGGCGTCGGTCGTGCTCTTGTCGGGCCAACCCTTGCCGACGATGCTGCCGGGATGCTTCCCGCGTGCGACCGGCAGAACGAAAAATCCGGCTTGCGCGTAGGCCAGCGCGGCGTCTCCTAGCGATGCTCCCGAAATTTCGGGAACTTGCAACGCGCTCACGGTTAAGCGTCGTTGCTGACGCGGTTGGCCTCAAGGTACGCAATCACGTCGTTGAGTTGGTACCGAACGCGCTTGCCAACTTTGATGTATGGCACGCCTTGACCGAGATACCGATTCTGCGCGAGCGTTTCTTGACTTACGCCGAGAATGTCGGCTAGCTCTTTTGGCGTGAGAAGTTTTGGAATTTCAGACATACGTCACTCCCGATTTGTGAATCCGTGAATTTCGGGTGACGTTGCCTAGCGCCGCCGAACGCGCCCCAGTGCTTCCCTATTGCGTTCATCGTGCCCGCACACTTAAGCCGTGTCAAGCAACGACACGCCATCCTTGAGCATCGGTGATTGACCGGCTACGCTGGTGACATAGCCGCAGGTCAGCGGGCTAGCCGGAACAAATGTTACAGCGCACCGCAAGAGAATCGGGAATCAAATTGGCAACCGTCAGCAAATATCAGAATGCAAAGGGCGAAACGCTCTATCGTGTGCGCTATCGCACGCCAGATAACCGCCAGACCGACAAGCGTGGATTTAAAACCAAGCGCGACGCCAACAACTTTGCGAACACAGTTGAGGTTGAAAAGCTGACCGGTAAATATGTCGCTCCGTCGCTCGGTCAAATTACGGTAGGTGAGCTAGGGCCACTGTGGTTGGCGCGTCAGGTTCACCACAAAGCAAGTTGGGCGGCACGTCTGGAATCAGTGTGGCGCGTCCACGTCGAACCGAAATGGGGAAGACGACGCATCGCTGATATTCGACAGACGGAGATTCAAACGTGGGTTGCGGAATTGCCTATGTCGGCGTCATCGGTCGCGCACGCGCATACCGTGCTCGCGGGAATCTTGGATGACGCGGTGAGCGACCGGCGTCTAGTTGCCAACCCGGCGCGCGGTGTGAAGATGCCGCGCAAGGTGGACGGAACAAAGAATTTCCTGACCGCTGCGCAAGTTTCGATGCTCGCTGACGAATCGAAGCATCCCGATATCGTGCTGTTGCTCGCGACGACGGGTCTGCGATGGGGAGAAATGGCCGCGCTGCGTATGCGCGATATTGACCTCGGGCGCGGACGCATCCGCGTGGAGCGCTCAGCGTCCAAGGTGAACGCAAAAACGATCATGGGTACGACGAAAAATCACGCGGCTCGCTCGGTCGCAGTCTCGGCGTCAGTGCTCAAACTTCTCGCACCGGCGATGGTCGCAAAATCTCCCGACGAACTTCTGTGGAGCCGCGCAGACGGCCAACCGTTGCGACCGCCCACAACGACGCATTGGTTCGGCGCGGCGGTGAAACGATGCCAAGCCGCAGACCCGAATTTTCCGCGCGTCACAGTCCACGAATTACGTCATACGGCGGCATCGCTGATGATCGCATCCGGTGCCAATGTCAAGACCGTGCAGAGCCAGCTAGGGCACAAGACGGCCACGATGACGCTCGACCAGTACGGCCACCTGTTCGCCGACGACCTGGACGACGTTGCCGACCGGATGGACGACCTCGTTTCAGGTTGTGGGCAAAATGTGGGCAAAAGAGAAGCAGGCCAGAGCGAAAATACGCTCTGA